GGCTACAACGTGAAAACTCGGAAGAAATACCTCTCCGCGTATGTTGAGATGCAGAGTCAAAAGATGGTGCAAGAGGGCGGCTACGATGGCTTCCCGTTCACCGTTGGCCGCTATCTGTCTTACGATTCGCTCATTCAATCCGCAGGCTGGGGCTATGGCCCAGGCTTTGCCATTTTGCCAGAGGCGCGGCAGCTGAACTTCATCCAGCAGATGATGGACGTGTTTAGCGAGAAACAAGTCTTCCCGCCAATGATGGTTCCTGACAGCTTCGAGGGCAGTTTAAAGACGGCGGCACGGGCGCTGAATTACTACCCGTCTGGCATGGGGCCGGAGTCGGTTTATCAAGTGCCTGTCACGGGTGAATGGTCCGTTGCGTTGGAGCGCGTGAAGATGCGGCAGGACATGATCAAGCGTCTGTGCTCGCTGGATATGTTCCAGATGTTTGCGCAGATTGACCGCGAGATGACCGCCTACGAGGTGGCGCAGCGGGCAGGCGAGAAGCTGGACACTGTGGGCCCGATCTATCACCGCGACGTAAGAGAGACGATTGAGCCGCATCTTCGCCGTGCCTTTGAGTTATGCGCTGAAAATGGACTCTTGCCGCCTCCGCCGCAGGAAGCATACGAGGCCGTTGGCCGTGGATTCGTCCAGGTGTCTGACCCTGAGATCGCGCTCACTTCCCGTCTGGCAATGGCAATTGACGCATGGAACGCACGCGGGGCGGATGAGGTAATGCAGACCGCCGCCGCCCTCGCTCCGATTGACCCAACTGTGATGGACAACATCGACACCGGCTTCTACATTCGCGAGAAGTCCCGCCTTGTTGGTGCGCCCGAGGGATTGCTTCGCAAGCGTGAGGAAGTCGAGGCCATCCAGCAGTCACGCGCAGAAGCTCAACAGATGCAGCAAGCCGCGATGATGGCAAAAGAAGCCGGGCAGGCGATAAAATCGGTTGGCGGTGTCGATAAGGTAGGCGAACTATTGGGAGCGTAATTCATCACGCTGAATCATCACATGACGCCCACAACCGCAGAACTCCTAACGCCGCTCACTGCCGGCGAAAAGAAGGACGTGCTAAAAGCCGCGCTCCGACTTTTTGACAAGCCAGACTTTCAGCTAGTTTTCCGCAGTTTGAACGCAGACGTTGGCGGCATCCTCAATCCAGCCTTTGAGCAAGGCGGAGATGCTGTGAAAGCCGCATTTCGCGAAGGGCAAAAAGAACCTCTGCGCTGGTTGTTCACGATGTTCCTCAAAGGCATTCCAGAGACTGAGAAACCCAAAGAACAAGAGACATGATTACGATCACACCAGACAACCAGATTGACCGCGACGGCGAAATCATCGGCAGCATTATCGGCGGCATTGCTTGGATGAAGGCCAAGCAAGCCCCGCGCATCATCGGCCAGATTCGCCAAGCCGCGGGCATCGATGGGCTCAAGTTTGAGATTGCCGACACGCCAGAAGAGCAAGCCAATCTTCCAACTGGTAAGGAATCCTTACAGGTTGAACCACTTTCCGCCGCTGCCGGTGTCGATAACGACAGCGTGACGGAGCCTGTCCCTGTGAGTGATGACGCAGGGGCAGGCATTTCTTTCGCCATCGGCTCCGATTGGGGCACGCCTGGAACGTCCTACTTCGCCCGGTGCTTTATCAACCATCACGGATCGGAAGCATACGCGCAGTATTGCAAATCTAACGGCTTATGAGATACAAAGACAAAACCACTGTTTGCGTTGACCTTCTCGACCCTAGCGAGGAGGCATTCAAACGCGCTCTCAATTTCATTAACGCTGGCGAGATGATTCGATGCGTGACGGTTGTTGAGGGGCGCGAGAAGGAAAAAGCCGTCATCTTTGACTACACGCCAAGAGACCATCCTTACACGGGCGACGAATATCAATCTTGGCTCAAGGCCAAAGCGCTCGCGCAAAAAGCCAACTAATTCCTATGGAAAACGAAACCACACAAACGGCGGACAATGCCTTGCAACAGCAAGCAGCGACCACAACCGACACAACAACGACCACAATCGAGGCAGCGCCATCAACGGTGACACGCCCCGAATACATCCCAGAGAAGTTTTGGGATGCACAGAAAGGCGAGGCGAAGATTGACCAACTTGCCATCAGTTACGCCAATCTTGAAAAGGCGTTCTCATCGAAGTCGCAGGCACCGAAGAAGCCGGGAGCAGATGCCACCCCAGAAGATCACGCCAAGTATTTCTCTGAGCTTCGCAAGTTCACAGGTGCGCCTGAGAAGCCGGAGGATTACGGGCTAAAAGCTCCCGACAAGCTGCCGGAAGGCGTCGAGTGGAACGCAGAACTTGCCACGAAAGCGGCGAGCATCGCTCACAAATACAGCGTGCCACCGGAGGCATTGCATGAGTTGATTGCGCTCAACAATGAGACGGTGGGCGCTTTGGTTGCGAAGTCCGAGGAGGCTCAAAAGGCCGAAGTCGAGGCCATGGTTGCAGAACTAAACGCCGAGTGGAAGGACGCAGCCAAAGACAACTGGCAGCGCGCTAACCGTGGTGCTATTGCTATGGGTGTGGACCTGGAAGCGAGCGGGCTTGGCAACAATCCGCATTTCATCCGCGCTGCACTTCGTTTTGACGAGATGATTGGTGATGACAAAGGGCTGATCAGTTCCGACTCACAAGCGACTTATCGCGAACAAATGGAGCGAATCCAGAAGGGGCCGGATTTTAATGGCAAGAACGGGCCAGAAAAACAGCAGGCAGCACTCGAAACACTGAAAAGGCTGTTTGAGGCTAGCCAGAAATAACTTTCGCAACGCCATCACTAGCGGCTCTCAGAAATGGGAGCCGCTTTTTTGTGCTTGCATTAAATCATATATGATCTAGAAATTGCACAACGACGGCCCCGACAGGATAAGCCGCAAGCCGAAATTGAGGCCCGCGAAAGCGGAGAACCGAGAAGACGGGAGACACGATTCTTCCCGCTGATCACACGATCAGCTTCCACTCAAATTCCAAACTTACGCCTTATCATGGCTACTATTGATACCTTCTACCCGGTCACGTTCCAAACATCGTTCGATCAAGTTCTCCAGCAGATGGATTCCCGTCTGCTCACATCCGTTACTCGCGCCGATTTCACCGGCAAAAAGAAATGGTTCAACCTCCTGAATGACAGTGAGGCACAAGACATCCTTACCCGCAAAGGTGATACTCCAGACGGCGAGCTTGATGCCAGCAAATACTGGCTCACCCAGCGCCCAAAAGAGAAGGTCACGACCTTTGACGAGTGGGATAAGCACTTCCTTGGCACCATCGTCCTGCCTACATCTGACGAGGTGCAGTCTCACGCGATGGCCTTCAACCGTGCGATTGATGACGTGATCATCAGCGCCTTTGACGCCACCCGCTACATTGGCGAGGACGGCACGACCACTGACAGCTTCCCAAGCGGTCAAAGCATCGCCGCCAACTACGCTGAAACCGGCTCGCCCACCTCCATTGGCATGACCTTGGCAAAGCTCCGCCGCGCCAAGTATCTCATGGACGTTTCCGAGGTGCCTTCTCAGGGCCGTTACATCGTGATCGGTGCTCAACAGGAACAAGACCTCCTGCGTGACACCAATCTGACGAGCGCGGACTTCAACACGGTGAAAGCCCTTGTTGACGGACAGGTGAACACCTTCCTCGGTTTCACCTTCCTGAAGTCTCAACGTCTGCCAGTCGGCACCGTTAGCGGCACCGCTGACGTTCGCAGCTGCTTCGCCTTCCATTCCTCGGCTGTGAAGTTCGCCATGTCGGATCGTCAGACCCGCATGGACATCCTGCCACAGCGCCGCCACGCGCTCCAGATCCGCTCCACGATGATGCTCGGTGCCGTCCGCACTGAAAATGAGAAAGTGGTCCGCATCTACAGCGACGAAACCCCATAACCTGAACTGAGAAGGGTGGTGTAAAAGCCGCCCTTCTCTCAACCCTCACCTTCAAAGACTCACTACTATGGCTGCTCTCACTGACACCTCATTCTACACCGCACAAGCCTCCGCTTTGCTTGATGGCTCCGAACGTCCTAACCGGACAGGAACCACTGGCGGCACGGTTAAAATCCTTCGTGCTTCCTACACCACTACCGGCAGCGAAGCCGCGAATGACACATTCAACCTCTGCTATCTTCCAAAGGGCGCTTCCATCCTTCGCGGTCTTAGCACGGTCACTTGTGTTGACCCCGGCACTACGCTGACGCTCGACATTGGCACCAGCGCAAACGCTGACCTCTACGCTGACGGCATCGTTCTTTCGAGCGGTGGCACCGTGGGCTTTGGCTCTGCGGTTGCTGGCACAGCTGGCGACTTGGCCGCTACTGTCACCACTGACAATACCGCCGTGATTGTCACCGTTGCCTCTGCGAATACCGTCACCGCTTCCGTGGTGCTTTACTTCGACGTGGCATACATCAACTGGAACTAACCCTCCCGTTGGTTGCTTATGGGGGGCTCCTTGTGTTTGGGGAGCCTCCCTTTTTCTTGAAACTTTACGACTATGGCCGCGACTGCTACCGAGATTGCAAACCTTGCCATTGCCCACCTGGGCGGGCGTGCGCTGACTGCGCTGGATTCCGACACGACGCAGCAGGCCGCGAGTCTGCGGAAGTGGTATAATCCAGGGGCAGGAACTCCGATCTACACCGCACTAGACGAGGTATTGCGGGCGCATCCGTGGAACTTCGCCACGGCTCGCCACCGGCAAACGGTGACGTATTACAATGTTACGGATGTGACAAGCTCGGGCGGGCTGATAAAGATCACAGACGGAAGCCACGGCATTCAGACGGGTGACAGGGTTTACATCAAAGACGTGGAAGGCGTCACGGCTGCAAACGGTCAATGGTATGTCACTCGCGTGGACGCCGATGAGTTCACGCTTCAAGATTCCGTTTTTGCTGGCACCTACACGGCAGCAACGGGTGAATGGGTAAAGATTCCGGCCTTTGATTGGGATTTCCAGCACACGCCACCGGATGACTGCCTGCGCGTGATTTCGCTCAACGCTGGCGGAGGCCAGATGGAAGATGCCGGTGCTGACTTCACTTTTGAAAAGGGGCTAATCCTCACTGATGAGGAGACGATCAACCTCAAATACATTCAGCGCATTACCGACGTCACCGAATATCCTGCCGACTTCGTGACGGCGTTCTCATTCCTCCTTGCCTCCTACATCGCGCAGGACACGCAAGGAGCGACAGGGCAGGCACAGCAGATGCGCCAGTTCTTTGAAAAGGCCGTTGCTCCACCTGTGAAGGCTCGCGACTCCAACGAGGGCAAGGCTAGGCGCATCCCGCCATTTAATGACTCTCAAATCGTAAGCGCTCGCTTCGGCGGATACTGGACGGGCGGAATTACTGACTAATCATCATGCCACAGTTTCAAACCATCAAGGCAGTGTTCAACGGTGGCGAGATGTCACCGCTCATGGACGGGCGCACGGACTCGGAGAAATACGGCACAGGATGCCGAATCTTGGAAAACTTCATCGTGCGTCCCTACGGTGGAGCGTTCAAGCGCCCCGGCACTCGTTTCGGCGCTGCTAACTCGGATGTGACGGGATGCGTGAGGTTGATCCCATTCCGGCGCTCGACAAGCATCAATTTCGTCCTCGGCTTCAAAGCGAACGCCACTAAGGTTTGGAGCTACAGCGCTGGCGCCTTCACGCTCGTCACAACTCTGACGACAACCTACACGGAGGCAGAGATCCACGATCTGCATTATTGTCAGCTCAACGACATCATGCACCTCACGGTTGGGACGAAGCATCCGCGAATCATTACCCGTGCAAATGACGGAACGTGGTCAATCATTGACACACCTTTCCAGTTTGCTCCTGCGCTCGATCCGCCATCGGATGCCGTGACGATGACGCTGGTTTACGATGCCAATTCATGGGTGACATCTACAAGCTACGCCGTGGGCGATTTCGTCCTGTATCTCAATGAGCTTTACAGGTGCAAGACGGCCAACAGCGACGCTTCATTTACCGCGGCAAAGTGGGACAAGGCCGCTTACAAAACACCGTGGAATGTGGGGCAAGCCTACGTTGCAGGCGATGTCGTGGAATACTTCGGCAGCAATTATTTTTGCATCACGGCAAACACGGCCAGTAGCGCAAACCGTCCCGGCGTAGGCGCTCAATGGGTGCTGATTTCCATCACTGACTATCGCCTGATCGCATCTTCCGCCACTTTTGACGCTAACGAGGTTGGTTCTATCTGGCTGCTCTCTCCAGGCTCAACAAATCGCGTCACATCGGAGGCGATTCCCGCAAGTATCAGCACGACAACAAGCGCGGCCATTTTCATTCAGGGCAGCTACTTAGCCCGCACAAATTGGAGTTCCAGCGCATCTCCAAATCAATGCACCCTCCAACTTCAAGAGAGCTTGGATCGCATGAACTTTACTACCATTAAGGAATGGTATATCAGCGGCAGTTTGGAGGGCACAATTAGCTACACCGCAGATGCTCCGAACACGGGCGGATGGTATCGCTGGGTTGCTATCAAGGCCAGCGCCACGGGTAGCGGAACGATGACTATTGAGCCCGCAGTCGGCAAGCTCGACATCCCTTTTGAAATCGAGAGCTACACCAGCACAACGGAGGTGAAGGGCGTTCCCAAGCTGGCCGTTGATTCACTCATTCCAAACGAGGTAATTGGCACGGCGTTCCCGGTGTGGCGCAAGGGCGCATTCTCGGTGACTCGTGGGTATCCAAAGACTGTCGCCTTCCATGATTCGAGGCTGTTCTACGCCTGCACAGCAACAGAGCCCATGCGAATCTGGGGCAGCCAGACGGATGACTTCTATACCTTCCTGACTGGATCGCTGGACACCTCCGGCATTGACGTGACGCTAGCGGCAACGCAGGCGAATGACATCCAGTGGATTGCCAGCTTTAAGCGCACGATGGTAATCGGCACCACTGGCGAGGAATGGACGATGGACAGTGGAGATCAGGACAACGCGCTCACGCCTTCTAGCGTGCGTTTGCGCCGTTGGAGTCGCTACGGTTCAAGCAAACATCAACCTATCCTTTCGGGCGACGGCTTACTCTGGCTTACCCGAGATAACCGCCTGCGCGAGTTCGCTTATGTCTTCGAGAAAGATGGATATTCAGCGCCAGAGATGACGTTGCTGGCGGAGCACATTCCTAGCCGCTCAAACGTGAGAAACGTGGCTTATTCACAATCGCCCGATCCTATCGTGTGGTTAATTCATGAGGACGGATCATGGTCTGGCTTCACCTACGACCGAGAGAACAACGTCACGGCATGGCATAGGCACAACTCAGGGCTTGGTGAATATCTTGGCGGCTGCTACTCGCTCTGCACTCTTTATAGCGAATCAACGGCCAGTGATTCCTTGATTTTCCTTTTTGAGAGGAGCAACGCTAGCGGTGATTTTATGTGCCTTGAGTCGATTGACGGGGCGGTTATGCAAGCCGCGATGACATCGGCAGATGAAGACTTTTCAAGCACTACAAACAACTCGCCCATGATTTTCATGGATTCGTGGACGTTTGTGACTGGCACTTTTTCAATGGGTGCCACGAAGTTTCCAACAGCCGCCGCAAATCCTGCGCTTGGATATTTGGCTAACGTGGTGTTTACCAGTCAATATTCGGTTCTTTTGAATACTGACGGATCACCGCTTGAATTGACCGTTACGAGCGCCGGAGAGGCGGAGACTTTTGACAACATCGCAGGCACTTACAAAGTCGGCATTCCATACACCGCCGTTCTCATTCCAAACCGCACAGAGGTTCAGCTTCAAGACGGCAGCTCGCAGATGAGGAAATGGCATGTCACTCGCGGCTCATTCCGTGTCTGGCAATCTCTTTACGGCAATGTTCAGCAGAAGATAGGCAGCGCTGGCGAGATTGATTTCACCGGATTTTCGGCCATCAAATACGAGGACATTGACGCCTTTCCTCGCTCGCCGACATCAGGCTATCCAACGCTACGCACAAAGACAGGCCAAACACTTCCGCAGCCTCTCGGCTTTGATTGGGGCAACGCGCTCGACATTGTGATTAGTTCACGCCACCCGACGCCGTTTAATATTCTGGGTATGATCTTGGAGGTTGAGATTGAAGGGGCCTCGGGCGCTGGCACTTGACGCGGTGGCGTTTCGTGGGATTGATCACCATCATCACATGACAATCCGCGCCTACACTCCCGACGATTTCCCGATTGTGGAACAATGGGCCAAAGCAAGGAGCATGGCAATAGTTCCACAGCTACTAAGTCCGAACGGCTTTCTTGTGGAAGATGAACAGGGGCCGGTTGCCGTGTGCTGGGTGTATCTCACCTTTGACTGCCCGCTCGCCTTCATTGACCATCTATTCACAAGGCCGGGAACGAGCATGAAGAAGTGCCGCGAGGGCTGGCCGATTCTATGGCGGACAATCCAGGCGTATCTCTCAAATCTGCGAGCTTGCGATGGGACGCCACTGGAGTATAAAGTAGTTCGGATATTCACCAGAACGCCGCTCGCAAGATTCTTGAAGGCGGACCGTTGGCACGTTTCCGATCATACCTCTACTCAAGCTGTCTATGTCATACCGTGATCACGCTGATTATGCGCCACTTTTTACAGGGGGGCCGATGGGCATCTACTCCGCCACGCGTCCACCATGTAACGAAGTGGTTTCTGGAATCGTGATGCTGGCGCTTGCGGCAACGTCCGCATACATCAGCTACGATTCCGCGCAGACAACGGCCAAGCAAACCGAATACAACGCACAAGCGCAAGCCGACGCCATCGGAGCGGAGCAGAAGCGGCAGGCGGCGGAGAACGAGGAAAACCGCAGGCGAGCCGTTCAGGAGCAACGGCGTTTCCGCGCCTCACAACTTGCCGCAATGGCGGGCTCTGGCGCGATGCTTGGCACCGGCTCAAGCCTCGCTTTGGAGGCTGATACCTGGGCAAAGCAGCAAACAGAGCTAGCCGATCAGCAGCGAGTGAACGACCTCGCGCAAAATCAGCTAGCGTTTCAGCGCCGTTCAACGCTGGCAATGGGCGCAGCTGAAGCTGGGCAGATTCGAGCCAACGCCACGGGGCAGGCTATTAGCTCGCTGGCTTCAACGGCATCGTCTGGATACTCGGCATGGTCAACACGTCCGCAACAGGCTAAAACAGCCGCTTAATTTATGGCACGAATCCCCATCCTTCAAAGCCCTGCGCAAATCAACACGGGCAATCAGACGGCGCGAGTCGCACAGCTTCCAGCCGTCACAAATGCCGCACTCGGGCAGGCGATTGGAGGCGTGGCAACGGTGGCGTTTGACATCAGCGAGAGAACAAAGCGCGTGCAAGATGTGAAAAATCTCACGACTGCCAGCCTAAAAATGCAGGAGGCTCAGTCACAGTTTGCTAAGTTTCAGATGGATCAACCCGACGAATCGAAGTGGCTGCCAGAGTGGGAATCCATCAAGACTCGCGTTCAGTCTGAGATTGCCGAAATGCCGCTGACTCCAGACGCTCGCAATCAGGCAACGGAGCGTTTCGGCATGTGGTCAATCAGCGGAACAACCAACGTCCAAGCGCAAAGCCTCAAACAGGCCGGAAGGAATGCCGCGCTTTCGGTTGAGAATGCCATTCAGATTGGGCGGCAAACTGGCGACTTCACAGCGGCTCGAATGGCAGCAAGTGATTACAAGTCTAGTATCCCCATGTCTAATGAGGAAAGGCAGTCGATTGATTTACAGATTCAAGAGGCTGAGCGCCAGTTTGCGGCCGAAGACTTCAAGGTAAAAATCGGCATGGCCCGTGACCGTTTCGATGGATTAGCCATGATGGACGCCGTTATGGAAGCGGAGAAAAAGGGCGCGATTACTCCGCAGGAAGTTAGGGCTTTTGAAGATGAATCGAAGCGGCTTGAAGCTGTCGGCACGATCAAACAGATTGCCGATGTTGACCCCATCATTGCCAAGGCAAAAATCAAAGCTGGAGAGTTCCCAGAGCTAACGCCGCAGGAAAAGGCCAGCGTTGAATCATACGCAGAAGGCGTTCAGCGTGATTTTCAGAATCGCGAGCGCTCAGAGTTTGCTGATTTTATCGTGAACGGTGGCAACGCTGACGATTACAAATTTAAGTGGAACCTGTCAGACGCAGAACAGGCAGAGCTACGACTTGCGGCAAAACGTCCCGTGATCGTGACAGCTGAACAAGCGGCAGTTAAGCGGCTCGAAATGGAGGCTAAGGTTGGCAAATACAACATGGACGCCGATCCAGACAGAAAGCAGATGATTGCCATATCTGCCGAACTGGACGCGCTCAAAAACGCGGTGCCTTATGCCTTCTCCGATCTTGGCACGGCGTGGGCAAACAAGACAAAAGGCAAAGGGCCGTCTCTTGTGGAAATGGACATCGCCGACCATGACGATTACGTTCAGAAGCTTTACAAGCCAAAGATGGACGCTCTTCTTGAAAAGAACGGCAGCATTTCCACAGGCAAGGAAGCCGAGTTTCGCAGACTTCAAAGCGAAGCTACCGACCTAAAGAAAAAGTATCGCGCTCAAATCGGCGACAATCCAACGCCAGAGCAGGCTCGCAAGACTTCACAAAATATCCTCACGCTACCAACGGCAGAAAACGTCACGTCCTATTTTGACATGCTGGACGCGAATCCAATTTTGCCAGCTATTAACGCGCAACCGCAACCACTGAACCCATGACTCCAGAGCAGATTCAAGAGAGAGAAAACCGACTGAGGAAAGCTTTTATTGATCGTGACTTTGGAGAGGCTGGGGCATCATTAGATGACTCGGCTTTTGCTGGCGTTGAAGATCGCGGCAAGCTCCTAATGTCTGGCGCGGTTGCGGGCTGGGCCGGTTCCATGATGGGGCAGCGCGTCAATCCAGCGTCTCCAGACTGGCAGGGAATCAAAGACGGCATTGCTCGCGGCTACTTCAAAAACCGTGAGGCTTCCAATGTTTCCGACGAGGATCTTTTCAGCAAGATCGCGGAAGACTACAAAGCGCAGGACGCACTGGCGGAGGCTGCCAGGAACGCGGCAGCGCGCGGCGAGTCGTGGCTTGGCAAGTTCCGCGAAGTTGAGCAATCAATGCCAAACGTGGCAGGCGGGCGGCAAGTGCCTTTCCTTGGACTGGCAAAAGAGACGCATGATAAATTCCGTGAAAAGATTCTGCCCTATCAATCCACAATTCGGAGCGTGGCAGAAAAGGCGAAGGCCATCGAAACGTCAGCGGAAGGAATGGACTGGTCAGGCATGGCGCAGGAGCTGATTCAGGTTCCCAAGGAATCGCGGCCTTTTGTGCTCGAAGCTATTTCGCGGCAGGCTACGGCAAACGTTGACGCGAACGCTGCCGAGAGGCTTGGCAAAGAGTTTGCGCGTGGGTTCGAGCGCTTCCTAGACACTGCAATGTCGGGCTCTTACAACGTGCTTGCTGCTGCTGGTCAGTATTCAGAAATCCCGCTAACTCCCGAGACTACACAAGAGATTGAGGCACGCAAAGCGCGTGAATCACAGGACGCTGATTTGATGGACCTACGCGATGACATCCGCGACATCTCCACAGGCAAGCTGGCAAAGCTCGATGACGTGCGCGTGCTAGGCATGAACATCTCTGGCGCGGTTCGTAACGTGCCTATGACGATTGGCGCATTCATTCCTTACGCTGGCCCTGCGGCACTACTTGGCAGTTTCCAGCGCGAGACGGCAAACGAGTTGCGCAGGAGCAATCCAACGATGAGCCGCGCCGATGTGGAGCAGATTGCAACGCTCTCCGCGCCATTTCAGGCGGTGACTGAGGTTGTTTCGGATCGTCTGCTATTTGGTAGGCTTCCCAATCTGAAAAAGCTGTTCACTGCTCCCGTCTTTTCCGCCGGCGGGATTGCTGCGCAGTTCGCAGGCAGGACGGCAATCGGCACGACTACGGAGGTCACTGAGGAGCTAGCGCAAGGCGTGATTCCTCGCTTGGTTCAATCGCTTAAATCAGACGTGCCAGACGTTGACTGGGACGGCTATTTCCAAGACTTCAAAGACCAGTCTCCCGAACTTCTGGCCACCATTCTTCCGATGGCGCTTTTTGGCGCAGGCGTGGGGCAAGTGTCGGATTATCGTGCATCCGTCCAGATGCTTAGAAATCCCGATGAGATGATGGCGGCAAAGATTCCAGAAGCGGAGGCTCGCAAGATCGCGGAGCTATCCGCGGCTGGAAAGATGCCCGAGGCCGAGTCGATGTTTCGGCAGGAGTTCAGAAAGGCTGCCACTAAAGGCGAGGCTCCGGCAGAAATGCGGGCGGCGGCACAGCGCGTCATTGCTGCAAATCAGGCACAGCGGCAGGTTGAAGAGGCAAACAACAAAGAAGCCTCACAAATTGGCGTTCGTGTGTTTCGTGACACTCAAGGCTGGAAGGTTGAAACGGCAGGTGGAAACGTGATTAATGCGGACTCGGCAGAAGCTGCTAGGCGCATTCGTGACGACATCCGCACGGCATCGACTGAATACGAGGCTGAGACGATGACAGCGCTTGTTGACGACATGGTTGCTCTACAGCCTCAGATGCGTGTGGAACTTCGTTCAGAGGTGGCGACGGCGACAAGTGAAGGAATTGAGTTCACCGATCCAGTCACAGGAAAGACAACCAAAATCGGCGATGCCAAGAGCTTTCAAAACCTGCGAGACCAAGCGGAAGCTATCGGCGGCAATCAAATTGAGTCTGCGCGTTTGATCCTTGGAGACAACTATTTAGAGTTTGGCGAAGGAATTGCCCGTGTTTTCCGGCGTTCTCGCGGGCCTGAGGCTGTGCCGCAAGCGATTACGGCAGCGCATGAAGTCATCGAAAGTTCGTTCCGGCGCGGGCTGCTGGCTGGGCAATGGACAGAAAATGATGCACGCAACGCTATCGGCTCGCTTCTTCCGGCGCTTGAATCCGGCATAATGAGGCTTGGCGCAAAGGCTACGGCTGAAGAAAAGCTCTGGCTTGATAATGCAAAGCGTGCCGTCGCTGAAGGCGATTCTAATCTTGTCCGTGAAGTCATCTCAGAAATGGGCGTTCGCACTTGGATAGGCCGCGACAGAGACGGCAACAAGACAGGCCTTCGACCCGGCACGATTCTTCGCGCTCTTGACGCTGCGATTCTCCAAGAGAAATCACCCGAGAATGTGACTACATATCAGCGCTTGCGTGCATGGTTCAAAGCCGTTGGCGCATACCTGAAGGGCGTCGTGGCAACTGCTAAAATCATCAGAGACGCAGAGCGAAACGGCACGATTGACGACTTCAGCGGCTTCCTAGACAAAGTGCTAGGACTTCAAGAGGCGACACGGGAAGAGTCGGAGGTTAAGCAGGAAGTGCAGAACATGGCGTTTTCACTGGCTCCTGAAATGCAGTCACGCGCACAGCCTCAAACAATCGCGCCAGTCGTGGAGATGCCAGACGGCGCTCGTCTTGTTGGGCCTTCTACGTTCTCAATTACTGCCTACCACGGCACGCCGCACAAGGTGGACAAGTTCAGCATGGCCAAGATTGGCACAGGCGAAGGCGTGCAGGCTTATGGCTGGGGACTTTATTTTGCGGCGGCGCGTATGGTGGCTCTTGATTACAAGAACAAGCTCGGCAAGTCGCCCTCTCAACTACGAGCAGCCAAAATAAGCGTTCAATCATGGGAACGCGAGGTAGATGTAAATCCTTCACAGGCCAATAAAGACCAACTTCGCATGGCTAAGGCCGCCCTAGCAGAGATGGAAGCCAAACAAGGCAACCTCTACACCGTCGAACTGCTGCCGGATGAGGACGAGTTCCTCGATTGGGACAAGCCGCTGAGCGAGCAGAGTGAGAAGGTGAAGTCGGCGTTGGCTGACTTTGCTCCAAACCTAAATCAAACTGGCGGCGACTGGTATCAGTCTAATCAATCCATCACTTCCCCAAATCCGAAAGAGACATCTGAATGGCTCGCCTCCCTCGGCATCCCCGGCATCAAATACCTTGACGCTGGCAGTCGTGGCGCTGGCGACGGCACGAGCAACTACGTCATCTTCGATGAGTCGCTTGTGAAGATCCTTGAAGAGAACGGCAAGCCCGTTGGCTCGACTTTCTCCCTAGCTCCTGCGTTAAATCCAGATGAATACGCAGTCCAAGCGTTTCACGGCACTGATTCCAAAAAGTTTAATCAATTCGACATTCTCAAGTTGGGCAAAGGCTCAGGCAATGAGGGATTGTTCTCTGCTGGCTTTTACTTCTCGCCAAACGAGGGAGACGCTAAAGGTTATGGCAAGCATCTTGTTTCGGTTGGTTTAAAGGTTAAGCGCCCGCTTGTGGTGCCCGACTCTTTCCCGGTTATGATGCGCGGAGATGATAGCGCCGAGTATTGGGAAGGGTTCAACAATCAGATGCGCGAAGCTTTGCGTTCTGTTTTTGAGGCCAACGGATTTAATGACGTGGCGCGAATTAACCGCGTCAAAATGGATGAGTCATTCATTGGCAGTTTTACCCGTTCGTATGAAGCGCTTACCGGGATGAATTTGTCACCATCGAAAGCTGCCGAGGTTTCCGCGACGCTGATTCAACGCGCTGGATTCGATGCGGTTTACGCAAAGGACATGGACGAAACGACTGAAATTGTCATTTATGATCCAGCCAATATCCTGATTAAAAATTGGAACGGCAAAAAGATGGGCTCAACGTTCAGCCTATCCCCACAATCCGGCATCGACATCGTAAGCGATACGCTGGAAAGCTGGCAGGATGTCTTTGACAAGGCGGCAAAACGCAATCCTGCGCGGGCAATGGCAATCCGTGACCTTGCTCAGCAGCGGATAAATAGGCTCGGTGAAATGTGGGCCGCTGACAGGTGGACGGCTAAGGGCGACAAGATCCGCGCAGTTGTAGAGAAACGCACGAAAGCGAGCCTAGACACAGAGCAAAGCTTCCGCGAGACGCTTGAACTTGACGCTATCCTTGCGGAAAAAGGGATGACTACGGAAGAAGCGCAGCGCTCCAAAGATTCCAAGGATTACGAGGCGTGGCAGCGCTTCCAAGAATCTAAGGCTCTCATCTTGAGCAAGGGCGAATTCACGGAAGAAGAGGCTAACAAGATGGCCGAGTTTTCATCTTCTGCATGGCGCAAGAATTTTGTCTCCACCGTCCGTGATGCGGTTAAAGAAGCAAAGGCCCGCGTTGCTCCATGGCGCGAGGAAGCCGACGACATGCAAGCCGATGATTGGAGTCCTCGCGAATCCCTCGTTCGTGACATGCGCGTTCTCAACGTAGCGCTCTCGGCATTCCCTCCTGAAGTTCGTGCTAAGGTCACGGGCGGCAGCATGGTGAAACTGGCAGGGCTGGCAACTGAACGCGCTCGTTATAAAGCCATTCAAACGGCTTTAGAAAAGGCCATCGTGGAAACTGAGCGCTTCATGCGCAAGGAATACACTGAGCAGATTGACGATTTGCTCGACACCTACCGATCACAAAAGGATTCAAGCGGGCGCATCTCCGGCAAGCTGCCGTCTCAATACACGGAGCTTGTGGACTACGCTTACCGCATCCGTGAGATGGACATAGAAGCGCAGGCAACCGAGGGCGACGGGCTAGAGAAGTCTTTGGAGAAATCCGAGTCTGACGAGGAAACACAGCGCATTCTCACAAAGATGGGCATCCTTCGCCTTTTCGAGACGTGGGACACCAAAGACAGCACAGCGATGGCGGCGGCTAGCGAGTGGCTATCTGACACCATCGAAAGCGGCAAGCTGGGCCGGAAGCTCCTGGATGAAGATCGAAAGGCGATGCTTGATGACTTCCGCGCCACTGCCAAAAAGGATGCAGTTCCAGAGGGCAAGATTAGCAAGGTGGACGTGGACAACGAGACGAATCAGATTCGTTTCAAAGTGTTCCGTCGCGCATGGCAGGGGCTTAACGGGATGCTTGATTCAGCCATCCACACTCTGGGCCAGCGGCTTGAATTGGTATTCGGTGAGGATTCCAAGATCACCGACCACTTCATCACGTCATTCATTCGCGCTGCCAACGAATCAAACGACATCAAGCGCGGCGTCAATGCCAAGTATCACGACATGCTTTCAGTCGTGTTTAACTCGCGTTCACGGCTGGCACACGCTCGCGGCATTGGGCAGATGCAGAAGGTCAAAGCCTCCGGCATTATGATCACTGAGGGCCGCAAGGTAAAGGAAGTAAAGCTGGACATCGAGACGCTAACCAAGCTGGCAGACGGTGACATGACAGCGGAGGCCGCTGGACTCCGACAAGATCAGGTTGACGCCGCTCTCGAAGAATGGGCTGCATCCGAACGCAAGCGCACTGTCACGGTTGAAGTCGTGGAGAACGCAGGCGAGCAGAAAGAGCGTCAGATGACAGAACTGCAAGGCGTCCAGTGGTGGCTATGGAGCCGCCAGGATGCCAGCCGTAAACAGATGGAGCGCGACGGATGGACAGAAGAGAGCTTCAAGCAACTCGACGCCTTCCTATCGCCAGAGGCTAAAGCCCTGGGTGAATGGATTGCCAAAGGCTACGACGACGCAGCACGTTTGATTGATCCGGTTTATCGTCGTCTCTTCAATGCTCCGCTGCCACGCGTGAAAAACTACGCGCCAATCTATCGCAACCGCTCCGGCGATGCTTCCGTGATGGATCTGGACGCCTCCGACATTTCAAGCGGACTGGCGGCAGGCTTTACAAAGTCCCGCGTGAATACTGTTTCACCTCTGGCTGAAATGGACGCTGTGACGGTGATGCTTACCCATTGGGAAAACGTGGCGCATTGGGTGACTCATGCGGAGGCTGTGAGAGACGCTAAAGCCGTTCTCTTGGATCGCGACGTAATGACCGCCATTAAGCAGTCATCTGGCAACGTGTCGGCCAACTCTATCAAGCAACGCATCGCGGCCATTGAGTCGCAGGGGACAAATGCAGCACGCGAGCTCGTTGACCTATCGCGCATGTGGAGATGGATCATGCAATACCGGGCATTTAAGGGGCTAGCGTTCCGTATGTCTCCGGTTATCAAGCAGACTCCGGCGCTACTCAATCCGCTACTTGCTGACGTTCCGGCGCATTCCTACACAATGGGCCTAGCAAGGGCGTTTTATGATCCCGCAGCGTTTGGCCGCGATGTCGCAGAAATGTTCAAATCTGACACCATTATGCGACGCATTGAAGGCGGTTTCTCTGCTGAGGCTAGAATTGCCATGCAGGGTGAAGGCGCGGTTGGCTCCGTGTCGCTAGCTTGGATGCAGCGCGGCATGATGCCGATGGCTTGGACTGATGCAGGATGGACAGCTTTAGGCGCTGCCGTGTCATTTGACTACTACAAGCGCGGCTACATCTCGGAAGGGATGAATGAAGCCATGGCAAACGCAGCCGCAACCAAGCGACTGGAAAAGATGATTGCCGTTTCTGCGCAGCCTTCCGACATCGTGAACCGTTCACTTGTGGAGGCATCATCCAACAACTTCATGCGCTCGCTTTGGATGTTTGCCAGTGACCAAAGAAAGGCGCTTGGCATCGAAGTAACGGCTCTGAAAAAGCTTTTGTCCGGCAAGTCCAAAAACAAGGCGATGGACGTGCAGCGCATCATTGTTGCTCACGTAGCGCAAGCCGCAATGTCCCAGCTTATGGCGTCTTGGATGGCCTCGCTTATCGGTGACGACGACGACAAAGATCGTGAATGGAGCCGCGAACAGTGGACTCTTTCGCTGGCTCTTGGCCCGATCAACGGGTTATTCGTGTTTGGCCGACTTATTGATATGGCGGGTCGTCGCATCCTTGGGCTGCGAATTTTCCCCGGTGGCAATCTTGTCGAAAAAGCCGCTGACGATCTTGTTCGCGGCGGAAAATCAATGGACGAGCTTTTTAATCCTGACGATCCAGAGGATTTTATTAATGCCCTTGATGCGCTGGCCGTTGGAGCTTCCGGTGTTATGACTCTTGGCATTGGCCCTCAAGCTGGAGTTGTCGATGTGACGGCTAACTTAGTCCGTGAAGGTAACAAGATCATCAAGGCGGCGACTGAGGAGGAGTAATTATTCAGAGGGCTTGAGCGGTTTCATTAGAGCATAGCAATCCCGTTGCCGGTAACTGCTAAGCGTAGATTATTCGTCGGGAATCGGGAACACCTTCGCACTCTTGAGTCTTCCCGCTCGGCTGTCTCAGTAAACACGGGTCAAACGATTCAAGGGCAACCCATCCTTTCGGATGCGACTTTTGCACGGCTGATTCTGCTTCCACCGTGCGCCGAATCCTTCGCTAGCCCGAGTTGCCCGCGCAGGGACTCTACCAGCATTTCAGCCCGAAGGAGCGGACCAACAAAAAGACCGACTCGGGCAAGGAGTCGGTCTTAGTGCGGTTCATCGCGTTTCGGACGGATCAACGCCTTGCCCGCGTGAACCTAATTGTTCTGTATCCTCCGCTATGCCGCAGAGGTTGCAAGGGGAATTTTCATCCGTGCGGGAGTTCTGAGAAGTTGCAGCCGAGTTGGTGGCAGAAAGCGAAATCATTGACAGTTTCGCGCTCACGCAATGATGCCTGTGCAACATCTACAAAAGCAACTGACAAATCATCGGGCGCTATTGGCTCGTAGTCTGCGGCGTCGATGGTCATGGCAGGATTCCTTTCGTTTTGAGGTAGGCGAGGCAGCGTTGGCGGGCGGTGGCGGTGACGAGTTTAAAGACGCTCCACTCAAGCAACCACGCTGGAGAACGTGGCGAGACTAAACCAACCTCTTCATTGAGTTGGTAGAAGTATTCTTGTTGCTCTTCATCCGTCAGCGTTGCCTCAAACTCCGCGCAGGCGTTGAGGTCTTTGGGGTAGTTAGGGACTGAGGGAGATCCCTCATAGGGCTCTGGCATTTCTGGATGATAGTAACGCCCGGCGAAGCCTCCTTGCGAACTTATCCATCCATAAAGACCTTGGATGTCCGTTGGCTCCCTGGTCCACCCTCTCGCCTCCGCCACCTTGATTCTGATTTCTTCGTCTGTGAGTGTCATGGCTTGATGAAGGGTTGGAGTTTGTCGGCAATCTCGTTGCAGAGTTTGTCGTGTGCGGAGGCATCTGGAGCGCCATCAGCGCAGCCTTCGGTGAGATAGTAGATGTCCTTGATCGCCTCGCGCATTGCTTCCAGCTCCTCCCTCGCCTCGTCCCGCTCACGTTCGAGTTTGCGGGCGAAATTTGCATGAACTCCCGGCCCAGCGTAAGGCCATGTTACCCATGCCGCGTTCGTCTCCGGTGTTGGTCTTTGTGTCGATTCCATAGTGATGATGTGATGATGAAGCGGATAATCCGCCCCATAGACTCCCTGATTTCCTAAAAAACGTCAACGGCTATTTTGCAGCCGTGACCTGCTCAGGCGTTGGAGTCAGGAAAATCTTGCCGGCTTCACGGGCCAAGGCGGCATCCTCGGGTGTGATTTGCCCTTTCTTTTCAGCGTAGTTCAGGGCGATTTCACCTATCTGCGCAAGGCGTGCCTCGTCAATTTTGCCAGTCTGGCAGGACGAAAGAGCGGCAGCGGCGATGCAACCAATGAGAGTGAAGACAAGCTGGATGGTTCTGGTTTTCATAGGCTGCCAGTTTGCCCTTTTCTGCGGCTGGCGTCAATCTTTTGTCTTGCGCGACTGGGGGCGGGGTGGAATCATATATCATCCCTATGGCCGCTTCCCTTTTACGATCTGTCACGGCAACCACTTCCTACGTCTCGCTTGAATCGCAGCGAGCGGAAAGGGTTTCCATTCTTAACAAGACTGGCGCAACGCTGGACATTCAGATGACCAACGATACCGGCAGCGGCAAGCTAATCTCACTTGCTGACGGCCTTTCCGTTGCAATCCAAGTCGGCGCTAATGCGAACGAAATTCAAATCAAATCAGCGTCCGGCACAAGCGGCGTTTACGTTGTCATTGATTCATGAGCCTTATTCGCAATGCTCTATCTAATGCATTTGTAGGCACTGGCATTGAGGGACCACAAGGGCCACCTGGTCCTGAAGGGCCAGCCGGGCCCGCTGGAGAGCCTGGATTTGGTGGCGGTGGTGGCGCATCAAATATCTGGATTCCTGCTGCTCAGTGGATACCCAAAACCACGCTTGGATGTGGCGTCGATTCCGTTGAAACGACCACCAACGATCAGAACTTCGACCAGCTTTTATTTGATGCAGGAGCAGATGAGTTTGCGGATGCGATCGTCATCGTGCCGAACAACTGGGACAACGGCACCATCACAGCTCGTTTTTACTGGACGGCATCAACCAGTAGCGGCGATGTCGTGTGGGGCATTCAAGCTCGCGCCTTCGCAAACGATGATGCTTTGGACACAGCGGTAGGAACCGCGCAGACCGTGACTGACACACTGACAGCGACGAACGACATGTGCGTCACCTCTGCAACGTCTGCGGTGACCATCGGCGGAACGCCAGCGGCAAACACGCCCGTGCAGTTCACCGTCTATCGAGACGCCAACGCTGGCGGTGACACGCTCGCTGCCGATGCGCGGCTGCTCGGCGTCGAAATCATCTACACCCTCGCAAGCTGATGCACCGCCGCGCACGACATTTTAACCCCGGCAGTGCTGGAGCTGTTATAGCGGTCGATAGCAGGTTTATTAGCGGGCTAAGCAACAACGATGAGGTAACAACTTGGCGAAATATCGCTCAAGCCAATGACGCCACATCAATATCAGGACTCGGCACGCCGAACTACATCACTAATCAATTGGCGGGACAGCCTGCTGTGCGTTTTGAAAACAATAACGCTTTGAGGTTTTCAACAATTACCTCTTTTACGGCTTCAACAATTATATGCGCTGCTAAGCCTATATCCTTACTGACCGGAGACAACAATATCATTTACTACGGAAACGATTCATCTTTTAGCACCAATTTTAATTGGGTAGGCGTTGGTAAAAACTTTGCATCTAATTTTTGGGTTACAGGCAATTTCAATAATCCGACCGAAAGATCTGTGGTGTCCACAACTGCCTACGATACTAATGAGCAAATTGCATCTGGGTTAACAAATGACTCTGGTGTAAATCGTATTTTTACTAAAGGAGTTCAAACCGGAACGGCTACATCGACCGCTATCAATGTGAGCGCATCCGCAAGGCCCACCTTAGGCCGTCGAGGCAACCAAACGGTAGGGTATATCAATGCGGATGTTTACGCTGTATCGTTGATACCTTCCGCCGTTTCCGCATCCCTTCGCCGCCGACTTGAACACGCCGTCGCCTTCAGCTTCAAAATCCCATGCAGCTAACTTATCAACAGCAACTCCGCAGCGAGTCAGACGCCGCTGTCATCGCTAACCTTCAGCGCAAGGGATGGGTCGAAACCGTGCCGCCGAGCTACGACGCCACCACCCAGCACGCGCCCGAGTGGATCAACGGCACATGGGTCGTTCGTGATAAAACCGCCGAAGAGATCGCCGCCGACTCCGCGAAAACATGGCCGACCAAAACCGAGTTTTGGGCCGAGTTCACCGATGCGGAAAAGCTCTCTATTCTCGATTCCACGATCCCGCAAATCCGACTCTTGGACAAAGAACTGACCATGTGGAGCGGCAGCATTGTCAGCACAGATTCGCGCATCATCGCAGGCATGGCAGCACTGGTGACGGCGGGCATCCTTACCGAGGCACGCAGCACGGCAATTCTTTCCAATGGTTAACCCAATGTTTAAATTTTGCCCTATTTATTTTATAGACATTTTTTAGGGCAAGTTATATATAACCCATCATGGCCGCTTCATTACTTCGATCAGTCACAGCAACCGCTAGCTACGTCGCGTTAGAGGATATTCAATGCAGCGCAGTGACTATCCTCAACAAAACCGGCGCGACTCTTTCTGTGGAGATGGCGTCCGACTCTGGTAGCGGCAAAGAAATCGTCCTAGCAGATGGCCTTTCAGTGGTCATTCAAGTTGTCGGCAACGCAAAAGAAATCCGTATTAAATCCGCGTCGGGAACCACTGGCGTTTACGTTGTCATTGATTCATGAACACTTCATTTTCAAACGCTTTTGGTGGCCCATCTGGAGGCGCTCCCACCTCGACAGCGCCGTTCATACTCGCCTTCAAAAACATCACCGTTCTGACGACGGGGGCTCCAGCGGATATTGCTTCGGTCACGCTGCCGAGTTGGTGCACGCGCTATACGGTCGTGATTTCTGGCTCACGCATGTTGGCTGAGTCCCTATCAGGCTCGTTGAACGTTTCAGCTTACATAGTTAGAGATGCGGCTTCTGGCAGTGGAAACGCCTTAACTACTTCAGCGGCTGGGCCGGGCAGCACAGCAGTGACTGTATCTATTACGGGTGCACCTACGGCTATACCTCCTGCTACCTCTAACACCCTTTACCTCCATCAAACCGCCAACTCTGGAAATGCGGGAGTGATCTCAGTTTATCTGATGATCATTCCCTTTCTTTGACTACGCTAGTATGCCTTTACCTGTGCATCCATCTGAAGACGAAGGCACCCTGAAGCACGAGCTGATTACCGGCTTGGATGCGCTGCTGGCGGATAGCCTGCCCTCAGCAGAGATGCCGATCTATTCGGCACAGGATCACACGGGCGGAGTTTACACGCGCAACACGAGCAACTGGGCATATTCCAAGGTTCAGGCCATGACGGCGATCAGTCCGTGGAACTCAGATTCTGTTTTCCAAAAGGCAGGTATTCTGGTGTCTCCACGGCATGTGCTCTTTGCCACCCATTACCGGCCTGCGGATGGCTCAACCATCCGCTTTGTGCAGGCGGATAACACGGTGGTCACGCGCACCCTTTCCGGTGTGATTGAGCTGCCGACGACGGGCGCGTATTACCCAGACATCACCATCGCCAAACTGGACAGTGATGTGCCTGCGGGCATCAGCTTTGCCAAGGTGCTGCCGTCTGGCTTCCAAACCAAATTGCCTGCCAGCCTCCAGCCTGAGCGCATTCCCTGCGCGGCTACGGACCAGGAGGAAAAGTTGCTTGTGGTGGATGTGGCTTACATCCCGCATGAAAACGTCATCACGGAGTATTGCGCCATGCAGTTCCCCACCAGTGCCATCCGCCAGGGCTTCAATGAAGGCCTTGTTGGTGGAGACTCGGGCAATCCCGCATTCTGGTTCATCGGCTCTGATCTGGTGCTGCTGACGATGTGGACCGGCGCTCAAAACGGCGGCTATGGCACCAGCGTGGCGGCTTTCCGTAGCGCGATCAATGACGCGATGGCCACCCTGGGCGGCGGCTACCAGTTAACTACCATTGACCTCTCAACATTCCCTGACGTATGACACTCGAGCAAACCCTTCTAGCCGGACTCTCCGCAGTCTCAACATTCCTCGGCTACGTTCTAAAGCTCCTATGGGCGAGGTCTGAAGCCTGCGAAAGATGGCGCTCTGAGATGGAGCCAAAAATTATTGAGATGTCGCGGCAGCTAGGGCTAGCAGAGGCAACCACAACGATCATTAATGCGTGCAACGTTAAGGGCTGCCCGCATGCCGGGAAGCTAGATCCAAGTTACTCACTTCACCCAAACGAGGAGGGCGAAAATGGCACTCGCTCTAGGCCTTAGCTTCACGGCGCTGGCGTTGCTAATCTTCGCGCTTATTGCGCTGTTCCCGGCTTGCCAGTGGTGGCGGAAGTAGCTGCATCGTGGGTAGGTTGAAGGGTTTCCGGCGTGTAGGTGCGAGCTTGCGGAACTCCGTTGGAGTCGTGCCACTCGCAGGCGACACCGTCAGAGTCGGCTTGCTCGACGGTCATGGTGAATGAGCCGCCTTTGAGTTGCACTTTGTCACCAACAGCCCAAAGCTGGGTTGGCTCTGGCCCGGGCTCGGGCTTGATGCGGTAACGATTAGGCGGAGTATTCCAAAGCGGCTCAACTGGAAAGCTCCAGTCGCTCCATTTGGAGCCGTCCCTTGATCGTATTTGAATCCTTTTGCCTTCCGCATATGCCGCCTTCAGCTCGGCGTATGGATCTGGCCTTCCTGCTTGCTCGACCTCCACAGCGTGCTGGCTGGCCTCGCCTCGGGCTGCTTCGATAAGAAGTTCACGAATATTTTTCATCCAAGATCCAGGCTCCCAATAAGCCTTCTGAATAGCTCCGTCCGTTACCGCCTCCATCCTGGCAATCGCTGCCTCTAGGCTGGACTCTTGCGCATCTTCCAATTGCCTTTCTAATTTGCGGATGGCCCGGCGGGCGTCTTCTAAGCCCTGTTGAGCGCCCATTAGTGCGAATTTCAGTCTTTCGGCCTCTAGGCTAGCCTGGGCGCCAAACGCGGCGAGCACGGCGGAGGCTGTCTTTTCCCAGCACTCCTTGGTGGTTGATCCGTCTCGCGTTGACACTTGAAACGTGTGCGCGCAAAACTCCCCCGGCGTCTTGCCGTCCACGACTGGCGGCGTGGGCTCTGGCAGGCGGTCGAGAGCGGACTTGAGGAGGTGAAGGCGGGCAGGTGTTTCTCCCTTCCAGCCTGCGTATGTCGGTCTGAGGTCTAGTGACTGATAGCCGTTTGGAACGGTTGTTTCTTCACAAGCCGCGTCAATGGCGGCTTGAAGGGTGGCGTCGTCGATGTTTGTTTTCATGGTGATGATTATTGATTGTTGGCTTTAAACTCTTGCAGCCTTGCGATTGCCGCGTCCTCAAATGTGAAGTCTGCATTTTCACAGCAGAACTCAATAATGCAGTCGATTAGTCCGTCCGTCCCGTGCTGGCGCTGAGTTTCGCGCATGATCTCCACAAAGTCGATATTGGCGCTGACGTCGTAGCTTATAAGATGTTTTGGCATAATGTGATGATGTGATGAGGGATAATTCCCGTGTCATTTTCTACCGCGTCGCAAATTGCGCAAGTAAAAGTTGCGTCATTCGTTAGCGTGCATTCATTGCGGCATGATTATCATCCTCGACCCCGGCCACGGAATGAGCAATCGCCGCGCTGGCCGCTATGATCCTGGCGCGGTCAACGGCTCGCATGAGGAGGCGGCTATTGCTATGCAATGGGCGAACGAGCTTCGCGCTATTTTGCAATCTGCGGGGCATAGGGTAGTCCGCACGCGAGTCGATGAAAAGGATGCTGCGCCAGTCTCCCAACGGGCGGGGGTGGCGCTAGACTATCGCGGAGACATTATGCTGTCCATTCACTGCAACGCAGCTAACGGCAGGGCGTCTGGCTCTGAGTGCATCCACCGTGGCAATCCCGTCAAAGCGGCGGCATTGTCTAAAGCGTGCTCTGCCGCTCTCGGCATTAAAGATCGTGGCGCTAAGGTGGAATCTGACAGCCAGCACGGGCGCTTGGCAGTTATGGCGTTTCAACCGTGTTTCCTGCTCGAAATCGGCTTCATCGACAACGCTACAGACTTGGCCGCGATGATTGATCCCGTGAAGCGCAAGGCCGCGTGTGAAGCGATTGCTAAATTGCTATGACCTCTTGGGAATCCATCATCACCAGCTTCAACGCCAACGCGAAATGCAGACGGCGCAAGGACGCCAAACCACAAGCTAGCTATGAGCCTGGATGCCTCTCGATAGGTTGCGAACATCCATTGTGCGCGTGCCGGACAAACTTCCACGGAGACGAAAAACCGACGCTTACGGAAGTGCTTAAGATGTGGGAAGATTGGCACGGGTGAAAATATTTTCACTTTCCACTTGTGTAAGTTTCTCCCGCGTGTTTATGTGCTGGGCCATCACGACATCATCACAATGGAAACCAAAACCTTAAAAATCAGCGAGCCCATTCACTCGCGGCTTCGCGTTAGCGCAGCACAACAAAAGCAGTCGATTCAGTCACTTGCTGAATCGTTCATCACCACCGGCCTCGCCTCGCTTCTCAAGCGCAAGCAGTCCGCAACTGGCAATCCTCTGCGCATTCGGAAGGGGGAGAGGGTATGATTCCCAATCTTTCCGAATGGCTGGTTTACATTCCAGACAAGACCGCTTGCAAAAGCAACGCTTGGCAGGAGTGGTTTAAGGCCATCTTTGCAGAATTGGCAGAGCGCGGCTTTGAATACAAAGGCTCTGAGCGTGACATCACAGACGGCTTCGACCTTGTATTCAGCAACGGCGAGGCAACCGTTTACGCCAGCCGCGAGTCCGTCACTACCATGAACTACGTGCCATCGGTCACGTTCACGGATTCGGCGGAGTGCTGGGAGGTGGTGTTTACTGTTACCTCGCCAATCAAAGCAGTGAAGAAGCTGATCGAGGAAATTCTACCGGAGGAACGCTATGAATAACCTATCTACCTTTAAATTCCGTAGCTCGTCACAAGATCGCGTGACAGACAACCGGGCGCAGTGGTATCTCCGCATGGATGACCTCCGCCGCGCCAACTCTCCACGCCAGCGCAGGCTTGCGGCACAACGCAGCTTTATGCTTGCTCGCTATCACGAAACACTTTCGACCATCGCGGGCGGCATCCTGCTAGTTGTCATAATCCTCTGCCTTTTCTTCATCTAACATCATCACTACTATGAGCACACAACTCGCTAAATCCACATCATCACCGCTTGCCATCATGGCGGCAAAGTTCAACGCCGATCCTGCTAAGCTGCTCGACACGCTGAAAGCAACCGTCTTTTCAGCGGCTCGCAACAATGAGGAACTTCAAGCTCTTGTCATCGTTTCCAATCAATACGGGCTTAATCCGCTCACAAAGGAGATTTACGCATTCCCGGCCAAGGGGGGCGGCATTGTCCCAGTTGTCTCCATTGACGGCTGGGCAAACCTTGCCAACTCACATCCCGCTATGGACGGCGTGGATTTCGAGTGGTGTCACGATGAAGGCAAACTCATTTCCTGCACGGCCATCATCTACCGAAAAGACCGCACGCACCCCGTCAAGGTCACTGAGTATCTGTCCGAGTGCAAACGCGCAACTGATCCGTGGAAGATGGAGCATAGAATGCTGCGCCATAAAGCGTTCTGCCAGTGCGTTCGCATTGCGTTTGGGTTTTCCGGCATTTACGACGAGGACGAGGCCGAGCGCATCACATCAACCCGCGACGTGACGCCAAAAGCTGAGTCATCCCCGCTCTTCAAGAATCTCGCGCCATCGGCGCAGACTGCCGCCTCACCTCGTGCAAATCAGGGCGATGTGCCCGAGGTCAACAACGAGGCGGCAGAATCCTCTCTCTTTGAGGTTGTGCCGGTCACGTTGCATGAGCAGGTGTCGTTAAAGCTGGCAGCATCCAGCCTCAAATGGTCTGACGTTCTGGGCAAGCTCCAGGAATCCGGCATCGGCGGAGACTCCTTCGTGCCACTGATCGACGCCGACGAGGACACGCTGAAAAGCACGTTGGAACTCTGGGCGGGCATCGAGGCTGCGATTAGAAAGGAGGGCGCGAAGTAATGAGCACACAACATACACCGGGGCCGCTTACTTGGCGAATGGGGGCACACATTCCAGAGGTTAAAGGACCGCTTGGCATTGGCGTTTGTTATTGTCCTGTTGCAATTATTGCAGAAAACAAAGAGTCGTATCAAATTCGCATGGATGAAGCGACGGCCAATGCTAGACTTTTTGCAGCTGCCCCTGATCTTCTTGAGTCTTTGGAGAAGTGCGCTGCGGTTATTGGAGCGCCACAAAAAGGACATTGGGCGACTGACGACGAAGTGAACGACGCTTATGACAGTGCCGTTGCAGCAATCGCTAAAGCGAAAGGAGGCGACCAGTGAGCACTTACAACAATCCCTTTTTCAATGTTCCCAGCGCCTCAAAGTTAGGTCGCATCATGGAGTGTCCCGCGAGTCACAAAGCCGAGCTAGCCGCAGGCGATGTGCCAGAGGACACCCGAGACGCCGAGGTAGGGCAGGACGTTCACGGCGTATTGTCAGAAGACATCAGCGCCGATGAGGTCAGCTACACAGCAGCGCAGACGTCGGAGATGTGCGAGGAACAAACGCAACGGTTGCTTGCCGATTGGCAGGAGCCGGGGGAAGTGCCGCTTGGATTCATGGAAGTGCGTTACGCTTTGACTGACATCGGCGCGGTAATCCCTGCCGATCCAGAGACTAAAGCCAGCGTCATCTTCACCGGCCAATTCGACCGGCTATATGTTCAAGGCGAGCGCGGGCTTTTGATCGACTTCAAAGCGCTGCACGGTAAGCACAAGTCGGCCATCGAGAACCCGCAGCTCATGGGCCTTGCCGTTCTTGTGGCAAAGCGTCACAAGCTAACATCTCTCCGCGTGGCACTCGTCCAACCTTGGAAAGGAAAGCCAACCGTGGCGGATTATGGCAAGAACGGGCTGGAATTAGCTCACGGCGCTTTGATCCAGATTCTCGATGCCGAGCGCAACGCCGGGCCAGATGACCGCAAGGCGGGTGACTGGTGCAAATACTGCCGCGCTCGTTTTAGCTGCGACACGTTCAAAAACCAGAACATCACCGCGCTAGACATCGTAAAACCCGAGACGCTGCCAGCCGATCTCGACACACGCAATAAGGCGGTGTTTGCTCGCATGGCGGAGCTAACGCCGCAACAGCTAATCCACATTCAAAAGAACGTCGTGAAGCTCATGGGCGTTTTCATCGCTTCTCATGCCGCCATCTTCAAGCAGCGCGTTGAGGCTGGCGAGATCCCAGGATACACGCTCAAGGAAAAATCAGGACGCCGTAAGATCACCAACGTCGCAACGGCATACGAACGCGCTGCCGCCCACGGCGTCACTCCTGAGGCTTTCACGGCTAAATGCACACTTAGCCTGAAAGGGCTGAATGAAGCGCTCAAAGATGCCACAAGAGCGAAAGGTAAGGCTCTTGAGGCAATGGCAGCGCAGGTGCTGCGAGGCATCACAGATACAGGCAAGCCAACTTTTGAGGTTGTCGAAGTCGCCGCGTTAGAGTAGAAAATCACCCCAATCATCACACATCATCACAATGGAAAACATCGACTACGATCAATTTATCACACAGAAAACCAAACGCTTTGAATCTCACGGATTTGAGCCGCTGCCACTAATAGTGCCAGCGTTTGACTGGCAAGCGCACGTTATTCAATGGGCAGTTCGCAAGGGACGCGCTGCATTATTCGAAGATTGCGGACTTGGTAAGACTCTCCAACAGCTTGAGTGGGCATCGCAAGTGTGCCGTCATTCTGGCGGCAGCGTGATCGTTCTTACGCCGCTTGCGGTTGCTCACCAAACAGCCAAGGAAGCATCCAAGTTTGGACTCGTCGCAACCGTGGCAGAGTCTCAAACGGATGTTACATCGCCAGGCATCTGGATCACTAATTACGAGAAGCTTGAGCACTTTGACGCAGCCGCATTTGTTGGCGTCGTTCTTGATGAATCATCCATCCTGAAAAACTTCACGGGCAAGATGCGCAAGATGCTGACTGAAAAATTCAGTCAGACTCCGTATCGGCTTTGCTGCACGGCTACACCGTCACCAAACGACTATACTGAGTTCGGCCAGCACGCTGACTTCCTCGGCGTTTGCTCACCTGCGCAGATGCTTGCCACGTTCTTCCTGAATGACACATTTAACACTGGCGACTGGCGATTGAAAAAGCACGCCGAGTCGGAGTTCTGGGCGTGGCTTGCATCGTGGGCGGCGTGCGTTTCTAAACCTTCCGACATCGGTTTTTCAGATGATGGCTATATTCTGCCACCGCTGAATATGCGCAGCATCACGGTAGATGTGGATTGGACCGAAGGCGCAAAAGAGGATGAGCTTTTTCGCTCTCCAACGCTTAGCGCCACAACGATGCACGAAGAGATGCGGATGACTTCGCAAGCTCGCGCTGAGAAAGTGGCGGGGTTGGTTAATGGATCGCCTGAATCGTGGATTGTCTGGTGTAATACGAATGACGAATCCGAGAGGCTGGCGGCATTGATTCCTGATGGGGTGGAAATTCAAGGCTCTGATAGCGCCAAGAAAAAAGAACAAGCCGCAGACGATTTTGTGAGTGGTAAGATTCGCGTCCTTATTAGTAAAAGCGGCATCTTTGGATTTGGCATGAATTGGCAGCACTGCTGGAACGTGGCATTTGTTGGTTTGTCCTATTCGTTTGAGTCATTTTACCAAGCGCTCCGCAGGTCTTACCGCTTCGGCCAAACGCACGAAGTAAACGCCTATATTGTCAACGCAGCCACCGAGGGAGCCATCATCAAGAACGTCACAGAGAAGATCAACCGGCACAAAGCGATGCAGGAGAAAATGAAGCTCGCGGCATCAGCATTCCAGTCACAACAGAAAAAGCTCACTATGAAAACAGACATCACCACCGCAGTCGGCAACGGCTGGCAACTCCATCACGGCGACTGTGTTCGCGTCATTCGTGAAATTGAAAGCGAGTCCATTGACTTCTCGGTATTCTCTCCGCCATTTGCAGACTTGTTCACATACTCGAACGACCTTCAGGATATGGGCAACTGCTCCGACATGGAGGAGTTCATGGGGCATTTCGGCATCCTTATTGACGAGCTTTACAGGGTCATGAAGGAAGGGCGCATCGTGGCGGTGCATTGCGTCGATCTGCTTTCCACCATGAGCAAACATGGAAAGATCGAGTTCCAAGACTTCTCTGGCGAGATCAAGAACGCCTTTCGCGCTCGCGGGTTTCTCTTTCACTGCCCGATAACCATCTGGAAGTCTCCAGTCACTGAGATGCAACGCACGAAAGCGCACGGGCTGCTTTACAAAACTCTCAAGTCTGACTCGTGCAAATCCCGCGTTGGTTGCGCTGACTACCTGCTCGCATTCCGCAAGCCGGGAGAGAATCAGGAGCCGGTCACGAAAGACCCGAACAAGTATCCTGTGGACTGGTGGCAGGAAGTTGCATCGCCGGTTTGGATGACGGTCGATCAAGGGCGCGTCTTGAATAAAGACGGGGCGCGAGACAATAACGACGAGCGCCACATCTGCCCGCTCCAACTCGATGTGATTGAGCGCGCAGTTGAGCTTTGGAGCAATCCCGGCGACTTGGTTTACTCACCGTTTACTGGCATTGGCAGCGAGGGTGTGGGCGCTTTGACTTTGGATCGCCGGTTTATTGGCTCTGAACTCAAGGAGTCGTATTTTAATCAAGCGCGGCAGAATCTTGCGAACGCGAAAGCTCAACTCACGCTCTTCTAATGACCGCCATCACCATCACCCTACCCCTCCCCGACAAGTGCCTTTCTCCAAACGCCCGCGTGCATTGGGTGAAAAAGGCGAAGGTTGTGAAGTCTTACCGCCGCTTGGCTGGCTGGACTGTGCTTTGCCAGATTCACCCATTAAATCCCCCCTTGGAACGCTGGCAAAAAGCAAAATACACTGCCCGCTTTTACTTCCCAGATAAACGACGCAGGGACGCCGACAACGCCATTGCCTCAATCAAAAGCGCCCTGGATGGCGTGGCCGACGCTGGCCTAGTCGTCAACGATTCCGGCTTGTGGCCCGAACGTCCAGAGTTCCTGATCGACAAAGAAAGCCCACGACTTGAAATCACATTTACCAAAGAAGCATAACCCATGAAAAAACTGAACATCTCAATCAACCTCCTGCAACTTCAAGGCGCCGTCCGCGCCACCATTAAGGGCGAAGACTGCATCGTCATCCGACTCGCTAAAAGCCGCGCCAAACCGCATCAGAACGGCAAGGTGTATCTCAACCTTGAAGCCGTGACGAACAAGAACGGCGCTGACGACTACGGCAATACTCACTTTGTCTGCGAGCCCTCCACGAAGGAAGAGCGCGAATCCGGTGCGGAGCGTTTGCCTATCATCGGCAACGGCAAGGAGTGGAGCAACGAGGGGCAGCAAGCCGCGCCACCGCGCACGACTCGCCAGACTTCACGGGCGCAACCGCAGGACGAATCTGAAGACGACCAAAGCATTCCATTCTGACCATCATCACCATGAAAACATCATCACGAAAACCACGCCAAAAAAGCACCGTCACAACCGAATGGACCGAACGAGCCAAAGCCGCAGAGTTGCACATACCCGGCATTTCCATCGGTCATGTCCAGAAGCTCCTAGAAATCCAAGCGGAGCCGCTGCCAATAGGCGTGAAGATCAAAGGCAGGAAAAATATTCCTTCGCCATCGTCTAAGTGCAGCATCGGGCCTCACATTACCAACGGATTCCTGCGCTTGGAGTCCGGCTTTTACCGGATCACTTGGAAAGGCGAGTTTTACCTCAACCAACTGCGGGAGGCTGGGCTGATATGAGATCCATCATCGAACGCATCCAGCAGTCTGAGGACGTCTTTAAAGCTGCCAAGCTGAATCGTGACGAGGCTTACAAGGCGTTTGCCTTGTTTGTCCGGCAGCGCATGGAAAAGAGCGGCATTCACGGCGGCATCGTATGTCAACGCATGGGCTGGAAGCGTCACACGCTGGGCAATTTGCTGAATCAGGGTGACCGGCTGCCCGAGGCTGAAATGCTCCGGCTGGTCGATTCTTTGCACCCGCTGACGGCAGAGGAAGGGAGGGCGAGATGAAGCTAAGAGCTTACCACAACCCTCAAAAAGCCGACGAGTCACTTGTTCCCGATGGCTGGCGAATGCTTTATGCTGACGAGTTCCCGCTTGAGCGCAAAGTGCCGTGCCGTTTGTTTGTGAGGCCGATGGATCAAAAGTGGGGGCCATGTCATTTTGATATGAAACCAGATCGCACCGGCAGAATCGCAGACATAACCTACATCGTCCCCGTCGCGCTATGAACTCCAAGCTTGAATCTTGCCCGAATTTGTGGTAAAAGATCGCGCCGATTGGAGGTCGAAACTCCGCACGGCGCTAACCTCAAAACATACTATTACTATGAATGAAGCTATTAAAACAGGTGCCACGCGCACAAAGGAAATCAAGCTCACATCTGCCGAGATGGCAAGGTTCTGGGCGAAGGTGAACAAAAACGGCCCAACAATGCCACACATGGATTCCCCGTGTTGGACTTGGACGCCAAGTAGAAATTTAGGCGAATATGGAAGGTTTCGCGCTAATGGTAAATTTCACAAAGCCCACAGGTTGTCATGGATGATTCATCGCGGCGAAATTCCACACGATGGAAGCAGTCACGGCATTTGCGCATGTCACCGCTGCGACAATCCATCCTGCGTGAATCCCGCTCATTTATTCCTTGGCACTCACGCCGATAATGTGCGCGACAGAGAATTAAAGGGGCGCAGGACCCCATTGAGCGGAGATCATCATTGGACACGATTTAAACCTGAGAAATTGGCCCGTGGGGATAGGCATAGATCGCGAACAAAGCCTGAAACTTTAAAAAGAGGAGAAGCCCATGGGCAGGCTAAATTAACATCCGAAAACGTTATTCAGATACGTGAACTTGCTATGACGGGCATGTCTGCGACAGCCATTGGAAAACTTTTTGGCCTTGCAAAGTCTTCCATTCAAAGCGTCATCGCTCATAAAACTTGGAGGCATATTTTATGAAAACCTGTTTACGTTGTTTGGGCCGTGGTAAAATCCTTGTAAACACTGGCACTGGCAGAACTGAGCCTTGCCCGAGGTGTAAATGTAACGGCCAAATCACTTGCCACGCCGAGCCGAAAAAGTAGAGTGACAGCGCCGAAAGGCAAGCCGACTGGAAACGGCTATCGCATCATGAACCAAAGTAATAAAACGCCCCCAGCCCGTGAGGAATACCGCAGCGATACGGTTTCCAGCCTCGCGGTTCTGGGGGCGGCCTTTTGCTCATGAAAATAAAAACGCCAATGCCCGAAGGTCATAAGATCCGTGATGCCTCATTCCGCATAAAACGCGATGCGAGCGGTCAAATCCACATTCGATGTGAACTCGCGGCAATTCCAACGCTCGCAGATTTGATATATATTCTGTCCACATCGCAGGCTGAACAGTTAGCCAAAGCCATTCAGCTAATGACAAAAGGAGAGGGGGTGGAAGATTGAAAAGGTTTACTGAATCGACAAAATGGGATGATCCATGGTTCCGGCAATTACCCGCTGCCGCCAAACTGCTATTCCTCTGGCTTGTCGATAAATGCGATGGAGCCGGAATCATTGACGCTGACATTGGGTTAGCATCATTCCAGATCGGAATGAAGATCAATGACGATACCTTAGCGTTACTTGGTGACAGGGTTACACGTCTTGATAACGGCAAGATTATCCTCATCAAGTTTATCAAATTTCAGCACGGAGAGCTTTCAAGAGAGTGCAAAGCTCACAATCCAGTGTTCAAGAGTTTGGAGGCTAACGGTCTTTTGACTGTCGATGAGGATGGAAAAGAAAGGGTATCCATACCCTATGCAAACCCTATGCAAAGGGTTCAAGTAAAGGTAGATGGAAAGGGAAAGGTAACGGTAAAGTCAGGGGAGAGTGCAGAGAGGGGAAATTTCAAAGCTCCAAAACTCACAGATGAGGAATGGATGGCGTCACTCAAAGCCAACCCTGATTACAAAGGAATCAACATCGACGCTGAATACAAGCGAGCTGCTGACTGGATAGCCAAGAATCCCGGCAGGCAACTATCACGGCCATTCTTCACCAACTGGCTTTCCAAATGCGAGAAGCCCTTAACTATCAAACCGCCTCCGCAATATCCACGAGGCCAAAGCCGCTGCGTATGATTTCCACTTCCGACTCAGAAACCGCCGTTATCGGTGCGCTATTCAACATTCCCGGCTGGCTCAATAGACGCCGCGAGCAGATCGTTCCCGGCCTTTTCCAGAACGTATTTCATCAAGCTATCGTATCGGCGGCTCTTTCGCTGACCTCGCATGAGTCCAATCCCGATTTGTGGGCAATCACGAATCACCTTTCTGCCGATCCGCAAAATGCAGGCATTGCGCCACTTTTAGCCGAGCTAGCTTACCCTGCCAATATTCCGTTTGGCGATACCGGAGACACGCATTTGCAGGCTCTACGCACTGCCTACCAGAGACGGGAGCTAGCAGACGCTCACACAAAGGCCGCTGAGCTACTGCGTGACGCTCCTTTATTCGGTCCAGATGGCGAGAACGTGGCTCAAAAGGTGGACGACATCATGCAAGACGCGGGAAAGATGCCGGGTAAGATGCTCGCCCGAAGGCACGTCAAAGACATCATACATGACGTTTTAGACGAGATTCAGGACCGCGTTGATAATCCTGGCAGGCTCGCGGGCATCTCCACCGGCATTCCGACGCTTGACCGAAAAACGGCGGGTATGATGAAGGGCCAAGTTTGGGTGTTTGCGGGCCTTCCCGGCGACGGCAAATCAACGCTCATGCAGAACTGCGCGGAAGCTGCGGCCTACTCGGGCCATAAGGTGTCATGGTATCCTTTGGAAATGCCCGACACTGAGCAGGTGTTTCGACTCCTTGCCAGCGGTGGCGGAGTGGACAACGAAAGACTTTTTAGCGGGATGCTTTCACAAGGCGACATGGCCGCCCTTGCCGCTGCCAATCGCAGGCTTAGAGACAGTCCCATTGAAATCGTGAACGTGGACGGCGCAACCGCAGGCGACATCATCAACGACATCGAACGCTCCGACGCTGAGATCGCCGTGGTCGATTACCTGCAACTCATGGAGGAAACCAGCGCCCGCAAAGGTGCGAACCGTGAGGAGATCATTGCCAGCATTTCCCGCAGACTTAAACGCACGGCCCGCCGCTCCGGTAAAACGATTCTCACTGGCTCACAGCTTAACGACGGCGGCAAACTCCGCGAGTCCCGCGCAATCGGTCAGGACGCCGACAAGATATTTCTCATTAACAAGCACCCGTTAGAAGGTGGCGAGAATGGCGAGCTTGACGACACTAAACGCTTGCTTTGGTGCGACAAAAACCGAGGATTGAAACGCCATTGGGAACTACCTTTGCACTTCCTCGGCCATGTTTTCCAATTCAAAGAAATTCCTCAACATGAAACCGAATACTGACCAATCCCTAGCCGCCATTTTCCGCCACTGTGACGAGGTTGCGGAGGGGAAACGACAGCCGAGAAGCGAGAAAGAGGGCAGGCAGGTCGCTTTGACTTGGCTGGGGGTGAAGGAGAACGATAAAACGCA